GCTTTATTCCGTCTCTCCCCACATCCATGATCTCGGCTACGTCCAACCACGATCTTCCCAAAAGTTTCTTTGCGTTTATGGCACGTTTTGTTTCGTCGGTCTCATTTTTTAAAGAATCCAAGACATCAAGAAAAACCTCCTGCCCTTCTCTCATGTTTCCGTTGCTGTCTATAGTCTGAATCCCCATGTCTTTAAAAGCACGGGCGGCCTCTTTGCTCCCTTGTGCGGCAGAATCTAAATTCCCATAGAGAATAGAAATGGCTCCTGCCAGATTATCCGCCGATTTTCCCTCTTGCAACATGAGATAATCAAGTGCCTGTGTTGTCTCTATATTTAAACCGAGAGCCTTTGAGAGATCGTTTATCCTATCATAATATTGTACGGCTGAATCAACTGCCTTTTTTATTGCAATACCCAGAGCTGTTACGGCCGCGGCAGTCATGGCAAAAGTTCCGCCCGCCCCCATGATGGAGGAAATACCGCCGAGTCCAGGTATGCCCGAAAGACTCCTAAGCCCGCCCATGCTTTTACCGAGACTTTTCAGCTGGCCTTCGACTGCTGCAATTTTATTTTTTGTGTCTAAAAGACTTCTTGCGGAAACGTTAAGTTCAAGTTTTCTCTTGAACTGGGCTTCAAGTTTTTTGTGATAGGCTTCCAGTTCCTTTAGCTTCATTTTCCCGGTGTACGTATCGAATGTCAACCGGGTGTTTTTGAAGGCATTCTCTGTCTCTCTCGCGCGTTTCTTGGCCTCGGCGGTGAGCTTCTTTAGATCAGCCTCCATTTTATCCTGGCGGGCCTTTATTTCAACATAAATTTCACCTATTTTTTCGCTGCCAGCCACGGGATTTTCCCCTCTTTCACCAGTTTATTATATTCGTCTTTTAGTGTTTCCTGTTGCTCGTCCTCATTCTGCATTTTGAACTCGCCCTGCCTGAACAGATTCCCTAAATTCAGGGCTTGTTCTAAAAGCATCCTGTATTCAGAAATTCTTAAATCTTCCACCTCGTCAAATTTGATTCCGAAAAAATGAGAAATTAATCCGATTGAGACATCTCTTCCGATTGACTTTCCCCCTTCGTCACTTTTTTTTTACCTTCTATCTCATTGATTTTGTCAATGAGTTCACCCATTTCGGAGGGGGAAAGTCTTTCGAAAAGTCCCTTATAAGAACACCTTCTTTTTAAAATGAAATTCCACCATTTAAAATTTGGCCTTAATGAATCCTGAATCATTATTGCGCTGAAGATCAATCTGTTTGTTAGGTTGTCCTCCTGCGTCTTTACCATTGTAGCCAACTGGAAACAATCCCTTGTCACCCGTTCATAAAGTTTCAGTTTTTTCCCAAACAGTTCAATCTCGGCGGTTTTCATTTTCTCCTCTTATGCGTTTGCTTCTGTCAGCGTTCCATGACCCTGAAAGCTATAGGCTACCTTTACGGCATCTGTGCCCTTCACCTGAAGGCTCATTGTTTTGGCTGTCAGCACGGCATCGCCTGTAAAGGTATGTCCTGATGCCATTGTCAAAACGAGAGTCGTGGCAGATGTCGCCGCGCCTATGGTATTTGTGACGGTCCCATCTGCGACCCACCCCTCGAAAGTCCCTTCCCATTGCGTATGACCTTCCGGGATAAATTCAGAATTGGTGCTGGAATTTGAATCTGTGACTTCTCGCGTGTCACATTTGACCGTTAAAGTCCAGGCCGTGATGGAAGCTACGGCGACACCCTCGACGCTGACATTCCCGCCCGCGCCTGAAAAAGTTACAGTTGAAGGCATATTTGCTCCTTATGTATTGGTTTCCGTGATCGCGCCGGTTCCCTGAAAAGTCAGGGAGAGTTTCACCGCATCGGTCCCCTTGACTTGTGTCGCGATATTCTTTGAGGTGATAATAACATTCCCGGCCCATTGCGTATTGGCAACAGCCAGGAATACCGCAGCCGCAGCAGCCGCGCCCACTGTGGGAGTGGCCGTCCCGTCCTGAACCCATCCTTCAGCCGTTCCTTCCCATTGGGTATGACCTTCGGGGATGAATTCGGAATTGGTGCTGGAATTCGAATCTGTGACTTCCCTGGTGTCGCATTTTTGCGTGACCGTCCAGGCTGTAATGGGTATAGCCGTCCCCCCTACAGTGAGCGTTCCAGCGGACCCCGAAATTGTTACAGTAGAAGGCATTTTACCGTCCTTTCGATATTCGTGTTTTGTATTCTATGACAAGCTGCCAGATGTCGCTGTCCGGCATCTTTACCTTTCGAGTCGTTCCCATTCTAAAACATAATATTACAGTATATCCAGTCACGGTCAGTGCCGCAAAATCAAACGCCGCGATGATGGCGGCCTCCAAAGTTTCAAGTTCAGAGAGAGTTTTTCCGTACAGCGCAAACTGGAAATAATCCTCCTCATAAATATTATTTGAACACCATGAAACAGGATTCGATATTGGGGAATAAACACAATACGGACTTCTGGTATTGGGGGGTGCTTCCCCATAATAAAAATTTGTAGAGGAAAATCCCGTGACCGTGATTCCCTTGCTGTAAATCCCTGTTCTGAGTGCTGAATTCATATTTCCAAAGTCTTTACAATTTCATCTTTGTGATCCAAATAAGCCGGCCTTAAATATGGAGAAGCCGGGATATGGACCTGATCCGTCAACAGATAATGAAATTTCAATTTCTTTTTCCCGACGTTCTGAGCAAGAAATTTCTGTCCGCTCTTCGATGTCACCACAAAAAGCCCCTTGAAATCTCTTGCGCTTTTTGCATACTTGGCCTCTTTGCTTAAGGGGATGGTCAACATTTTTGTGCTTTTTGTTACTACCCCCCCGAATTCCTGCATGGCCGCATAGCCAACCTTTTTTCCCCCCGCGCCTACGCCGGTCCCGCCGGCTGAAATCCTTACCGTATCGTCACTTACCATGAAGTGAGCAATCGACCCCTGAAGATACCCCTGGTCTACCGGACAGTAATATTTCGCCCACCGCTCGACCAGTTCCCCGGCAACCTCTAACTTTGCCTTCATCCGTTCCCGGACTATGCCCTTGAGTTTTTCTTCGTCAATGTTGATTTCCATAGGCCTTAAAAATGCGGGGGAGGCCGCCGAAACCTCCCCCTGCGTTTACCCCGGAGGAGAGGGGGTTATTTCAGCTTGTCAACGGCGTTTCTGATGCCCACCAGACCGAACACGCCCGCCAGACTGTAAATCAGATCATACGGCAGGGCAACATTGAGAGACTGGCACACGGCCACCACAAGAACGATCCCGACTGCCGCAAAGGTTTTCCACCCGTGATTTTCGGAAAGCTCCATGAGAGCCAGCCTCACGGCCCCCACGCCCAGGGCTGCAAGTGCCGCGAAAACCTGCTCCGGTATCTGGACCTTAAACACCACCGGAACCAATACGACTACGACCAATAGCGCGGCCAAAATGTACGTCCTTTTTCCTTTGAGTTTTTCCAACATCTTTTCTCCTTCTGGGGTTAGTTAGTGATTATTTCCAAAGTTCCAAACAGAGCAAGCACGGTGATCGATCCAACAGCCGCGCCCGTCCAGAACTTTGATTTCGGTTTATTCTGCTCCAAAATTTCCTTTTTAATCTGGTCCATCAAAACCTTCTCACCGGCAGGGAACCAAATCGAATCATATAAAGCCTTTGCCGGAGCCACAGAGTAAGCCCGGACCAGAGAATTTAATTCACCAAACGCAGTTGACTGCTTGAAAGTCTTTTCAGATACAACCGTTTCGGGTTCCGAGTCATCTTCTATAATTGCATATTCAGTATCCGGCTTTGCGCTTATTTGCACAAACTTGATTTTCTGCAAATATACCGTATCCGGCTTTGCAGGAACCGGGACAAGTTGCGGGACCGGAACTTCAACCTTGACCTCCCTGGGTTTGGCAAAATAGAGGACAGCAAACACCAAAGACAGGGCGGACAAAAGAATAATTACAAAACTTGTGACTTTCATGGCTCCCCCGAAAATGGATCATTGAAACAGATGAAATCTTTTCTGTTTGAAATCGGCCTCATTCGGATAAACGCATTATTTTCCTTTGCGTCGTCAAGATCGTTTGTTTTAGACCCTCCCCCGCCGGCTTCGAGCATTTCAACGGCATTCAGACAGATTCCAACATGAGTGGCCTTTCCTGGTTTCCCGAAAAACACCAGACAGCCGATTACTGGCTTTTCGACTTTGGGAAATCTCCTCATAAGCCCGTCCGCGGTGTCGTCTTCATCATTCTCCATGTGTCCGACAGACTTCAACATTTCATTTGCCAGCCCCGAGCAGTCAAAGCCCTCCATTGGGTCATCCCCGCCCCATTTATAGGGAAGCCCTATGAATCTCTTGATGTATTCAACCGCTATTTGAGCGGAAACCTCGTACCTCATCTTGAATCCTCTATATGTTGCATTAGCATTTCTTTTATCGCGTCTGTATTGTCTTTTATTCGCGGCAGATCGGCAATAGCCTTTTCAGTTTCCCTTATTCTCGCTTCATGATCTTTTACCGTTTCGTG